TAAGGCGTCTCTGCGGGGTACATCTCTTGCCAGGCATCACATCGGCGGCGCCGCCACCTAGGCCGTATCGTTCCCTGCTTGACTTGAAACCGAACGCTCTCGCCAGGCAAATGCGATCGACTCCCGTCGACATGCACTTCCTCCGCCGTAGCCGGTATATCGAAATACAACAGCAGGTGCTCTATGCAGAAGTAAGGAGTTTCATCCTCGGCGCCTACGAAATCCGCAGACCAACTAGGCTCAAACAAATCCGGCGTCCTAACGATCAACTGTTTAGTTTTCTTAAGCATCGCGATTGCTCCCTTCGTGTTCCAAAACCCCCGGCCAGCGCGGTCATCGTGACCGCGCCGCCGGGCCCGTTGCACGTTCTTCCTCGTGCTCCTTCATTCGTCGCTCTCCACGACGAGCCCTCCTTGTTTCTACTCCTCCAGTATCACTTTTTCGCCATCGGCTAGAGGAGTTAGTGTTAAATCATGGACGTCTAGTGCTTTTGGAATAGACCCAACCCTTGTCCCGCAATGCTCGATCCACACCACAGTGTATTCCGAGGCGTTCAAATCAACGACTTTAATAACCGCCACGGAATTATGACCAGGCGGCAGCCGGTATAGTTTTCCCGCGACGGCGTCGCCAATGGAACACTCACATGACCTGTTGCTTCTGACTAGTCTGTTTATCATTGTCTCTCTCTCCGTAAAGGCATGGCGGGCCGGCGAAACTCTGCCAATCGCCCTCGGGGATGGAAGCCCCACCGACCCGCCGAGTGGTTACTCGAATAAGTGAATCAATTTTTCGCCGGCTAGGAACTTCGTTACCATGACAGTCGCGGCGTATGGACCGGTCATGGTCCCGAACGTCTTGCCGGCAGAATGGAAAAACATCACGTGGTACTCATTACTTGCAACGTCATGACTGAGCTTCATGATCGCCTGGGCGTCGTGTCTGGCTGAAAGGTGGTAGTAGTCGCCTACAGCTGCTTCCGTAAACGGCAACTCTGCGCCGCCGGAATTAGGTATAATTGTGGTTTTCATATCCATCCCTCGTTGTTTTTCTATTGAATTCCCGCCGAAGTGGGTTCAGTTTATACAGCTCGAACGCGAACAGGACTGTTCGATCCAGAGCCACGCAGGCAGTAGCAACGCCTTCGGAATCCTCAAACCAACCCAACCAGCCTGTTGCTTCTGGGTTCTTGTACATCTGGAACATAAGTCCTTCTCCTTCTTGTTACGAAACCACAAGGGCGACAAGAGGCCTTGCTGGGGGTTGCACCCAAAAGTCATGACTTGTGTTCATTGGTACACCAAGGCCTAGTAAAACTATACACCACCGCTCATGATGGTCGATCGAACGTCGACCAACACGCTGGTAGTAGCCGTCGCCTCACGCCGCGCCGCGCGGCCGATCGCTTCGGCAGACGTAGAGACCGAGTCGACCTGTTGGTTCAGCAAGGCATCGCCGGCCGTGTTCTCGTCGACACCGACGAGGTCTCCCAATTTAAACGTGTTGTCGCGACAGTCGAATTCGAATACGCCGGTCGTGGCAACTTGGGTCGGGGCCGTGTCGCCCGCTCGACTGCGTTGCATGGCGATTCCCAGGAAATGGTCCTTAAATACCATCCGGTCATCCGACTCAGTTCCTTGCCTAGCTTGGTCCGAGGCAGGTTTAGCATCGCCCCTGTCCTGCCACACGCAGTCGCCGACCTCGATAACGGTTGCCGAGTCGACCGCGGCAACCACGGGGTTCGTAGCTCCATATCTCCAACGCATTGTGTCGCTCATTCTTTCGTCCTTTGTTTTGAGATGGGGTAGATGAAGAGTTCACTAGTTAAAATGGCTTGATTATAGTTTTCCGTGATCGCCCCTCGGCCACTGTCGCCTGGCGGACACTAGCCACTTCAGTTTCTTTAGTGTAGGCGCTTTGATGTCGAGCCCCACAGCCGTGTAAACGCGCCACGCCTCGTCGCCGAATGTCGCATAAAGACGGCCGCCGAGAGGCCCCGCAGACCTCTCGACGACCTGACCACGACGTTCCGGGCCACTTGGCTGCGAGTCACTGGCCTCATCGCGTCGCAGGTGTTTGGTTTCGTGGAAAACATTGCGGGTGGCTTCCGTTTCGAGCAGAAGTGCATGACATTTGATATGTGTAGAATCTAACATATGATTGTCGGCACGTCAATAGGTCTTGGGAAGTTTTCTGGAAAAACTTTTAGCGGCGAGGTTTTGACTTAGAATCAGCTCGGTCAGCCATCCGCCGAAGAAGGATTCTGGCTGGCCCCTGTGGCGAGCATCTTCCCCCTTCCCACTGGGCGATCGCGTCGCGGGTCAACTGGAGCTCGTCCGCAAGTTCCTGTTGCGTCAGTCCGAGCGTGGTTCGGATTCGCTTGATTTCGGTGGCGCTTATGGTCTTGATCTTGGGCATCCGTTAGATGCTACATGCTCGACGGTCATGCGTCAAGTCCAGCGCAAAAAAATGGCCGGTTCAGGAACCGGCCTAACCCGCTTGCCACAGCAGAGGCGGGGGAGTCGTTTGCGATTACTTCGGGGGCATGATCGGTCTCCTTATTTTCGCGTGCTGGTAGGTTTGAAAACGAATCGCCACTCGAGTAATTCGCACCCGAGTCCCTTCGCCAGCTTTTTCAATGTCGGTCCGGTTGGTCCGTTTTTTCCCCGATCCCCCTCCAGATCCGCAATATAAGTGGCGCCGACGCCGCTTCTCCTCGCGAGTTGCTGCTGGGTCATGCCGGCTTTTTTCCGGGCGGCCGCGATTCGGCTACCGGGGGTCGTTGGTGTTTTGGTCATGCGGTTACCTCAGGCAATGCCAGCGCCTCAACAAGTGCGATCGCCGCGTCGATGCCGTTCCGTTGAGCCTCAATCACAATCTCGTTATGCGATTCCATTCCGTTCCAGTAGCCCAACGCTTGTGGGCTAAGCATGTCGTCAATTGCGTTCTCGATTTCGTGTGCGTTCATCGTCTCGTCTCCTTGTTTGCGTTGCTGTTGTTTCCCACTCACTAATTACCATTCTCGTTAAATAACGAGGATTGTCAATAGCCATCCTCGTTATTTTACGAGAATTCCGAAATACTTTTCGGCTACCCCAGAGGAAGGGTATTGAATCAAGATCAGGCAGGGATTAGCATCCGCTCGCACGGAGGCCAACGCCCGAGTAATCGGCGGACGTGGAACCGCCTGGCCTTCGCCCCGCACTCGCCAAGGGCATGAAATAGCTCCGTGCATGCCTGGTTGACCAGTTAGGGGCATTCGACGCAACATTCGATACGTCGGCCGTGTCGTCTGGCGTGACGTTAGAGAGGCCACCAGAGGCCGATGCCGATTCAAGGTACGCCCGGGGATCGATCGGCGTCATTAGCGGCTGCCCTGCAACGTATTCCCAGCCCGGATCAGGGGACAGCCAGGACTGTTCGCCGGCAACACAGGCACGCTTTCTTTCGGCCAAGCGAGCCTCGCTGTGCTGGGTCATCTCACTGAGGTTAGCTGGTCGCGAATGGTCGAGATGGCGCCCGAGTACGTCAACATACCTCGGGTTCAATCCCAACCCATGAATAAGGGACGCCGCGAAAGCGTCGTCCTCGCAACCGTACCCGGTATAGAGTTCGTCGTTGCCGCCTGCTTCATACATGTGACTGCGCAAGATGGAACCAAGGAAAAAGAACGGTCGCGGAAAACCAGGGCCGGTCAATTGAGTTATCGACGGCCATTCCCGTAGGGGTTTGCGATTGCCTTCGGGGTCTGTATTCCACACGTCGGCAATAGAAAAGGTTCCCGGCTTGAGCCCCGTGGCAAGTGACTCGATAACGTTCAGGGAGACATGTACCACATCATCGGACTGACAGATCAACACATCCCCACTTGCCAATTTGTATGAAAGGTTTCGCGGAATCGCCGGATTGTGAAAGCCCTCACCTCTGTCGATCCGATGATACCTCACCTTAGGATACGCGCCGCACACCTGCGGAGTGTCGTCAATGCTGCTGTCATCGACGACGACAAGTTCCCATTCAAATGGGGGCGATTGCTTGAGTATGCTCTCGAACACCAATGGCAATATCTCTGCCTTGTTGTGAGTGGCCATACAAATCGAACATTTCATCCTACTAGCTCCAGTGCATCGAATTCATCGCCGGGGAAAGACGTTGACTGCGGAAACGGATCATGCCCAAGCACGCTCGTCATTCCCACGTGCTGCACTAGGGACGGACTGTGAACGTACTCCTTCCAGCCCATGTTTTTCATCGTCACCATAATCCCACCGTCAATGCAGATACGTTCATCGTCTGTGCCTTTGGCCTGCTCGATGAATTGATGGTTCGTCAGTATTGCCGAGGCAGTGTAGTTGTCAAACATCAAGGCTACCGCCCCTTGCCCTCGCTGAAGGGAAGGACACCAGCCCTTCTCCGTTCCGCGATGTTTGGAAAACAACATCTCATTCTGCGGCCAGGTGTAGAGGTTGCAGAAGCCACGAAGAGGATACCCAGTTAGTTCTAGGTACTGCCGAAGATTCTTGCAGGCAATAATGTCATCTTCAAACAGCACGTATCGATCTGCGTGAGGCGACTGATAGAACAACTCCCACAACGCCAGCAGCCAATTGCTAAAGATGCCCACTGCCGGACTGTGACACGTAATTGACGCGGGGCTGCCAATGTGGCTGTACTCGCGTCCGTCTTCAGCACCGTCGATAAACAGCCTAGGGTTAGGAAACCCGGCCGCCGACAGACTGGCTACGGTGTCGGGAAAGAGCCCGTCTTTCCTGGAGGGCACTGTTAGTACCCCATAGCTCCACTGCATGTCCCACCCGTCATGATGTCCTGATGATTCTTTTGACAACAAGGAACTTTTGCCTGTTGTCCGTTGTGGAGTGCGTTCCTACCCCGGTGTGTCCCAAGCCGATGCCGGCCCCAGGGCCGTGAATATGCAAATCTGTGATCGCTGTCCCAGAATGAACATATTGGTCAGTGATCGCCGTGCCGCCGTGTGCGTCATGCCCCAGACCTTGGCCAGCACCTGACGAGTGAATGTAAGTATCCGTGATCGCTGTTCCGTCGTGGTTGCCATGTTCCAATCCCATGCCAGCCCCCTCACTGTGGGCATAAGTATCCGTGATCGCCGTGCCGGCGTGAACATGCAAATCCGTGATCGCCGTGCCTGCGTGAACATGCAAATCTGTGATCGCTGTCCCAGCGTGAATATAAGTATCTGTGATCGCCGTGCCGGCGTGAATGTAAGTATCCGTGATCGCCGTTCCGGCGTGAATATACTCATCGGTGATCGCCGTTCCGGCGTGAATATGCAAATCTGTGATCGCTGTGCCGGCGTGAACGTAAGCATCAGTGATCGCCGTGCCGCCGTGTGCGTCATGCCCCAGACCTTGGCCAGCCCCGGATGCGTGAATGTAAGTATCCGTGATGGCTGTGCCGGCGTGAACGTAAGTATCGGTGATCGCCGTGCCAGTGTGAACGGAGTGAGTAAAGAGTCCAGAGCTACCCGTTCCGAGTCCGATAGTCGTGGCTCCACTCGATTCATCCGGGGAGAACCATGCTTCCGTCGAGGCTACAGTAAAGTCGTGTGTATGTGGGGTGCCTGCACTTGCCGCTCCCGTTGTGGCAGTGCCGTCGGTTACTCCCGCCACCTGATCGACAACGGGGGTTTCTGCGCTGGGGTGGTGATCGTGGTCGGGATGGTTGTCATGGTCACCAATCGTGTGGGCGCCATGATCGCTAATCGTATGGGCGCCATGATTACTGATCGTGTGGGCGTCATGGCCCCCGATGCCGTGCGTCCCGTGATCGAGAATCGTGTGACTGCCGTGATCGAGAATCGTGTGGGCGCCGTGGTCGCTAATCGTGTGGGCGCCGTGGTCGCTAATCGTGTGGGCGCCGTGGTCGCTAATCGTGTGGGCGCCGTGGTCGAGAATCGTGTGACTGCCGTGATCGCTAATCGTGTGGGCGCCGTGGTCAGCTATCATATGGCTGCCATGATCGCCGATCGTGTGGGTACCGTGATTACTTATCGTGTGGGCGCTATGGAAATCAATCGAATGGCTACCATGGTTCAGAATAGTATGGGATCCGTGGTCAGCTATCGTATGGGTACCGAAACCATCATGATCGTCGTGATCGTTCTCAAGCGCCCCATGCAATGTGAACCCACCGGTTCCGCCTATCGTCCGCTCGTTTGTTTCGCCACCGCTGTCTAGTTGTAACGCAACTCGGCCGACACCACCGGTCAGGTCCTCCCAGCCTTTAGGGATTTTTCCGGCCTGGGCCACACTGCCATACTCGATGATCTGCCCAATGAACGACCACAGGTATGGCGACTGACATATTTTGTCGTCGTCCTCGTCCACTTGATATGAGATGACATCATCAGTGTACACCGACGGGTCAAGTGGCGCATTCGTCACGCCATCCACTCGCTTGATTGGTAGCTGGACGTCGAATGGTGTCTCGCCCGCGTCATCAATGACACCAGCCCTATCCGAATGTCGACACGACACAACAGGATTGTCGGGGTCTGTCGCATCCCAATTGCTCAGTGCCTTACACCATCGCAGTGGATCGGACTCGGCCGGCTGAACAACATACCATCGGTTGTCGGGCGCATCGGTAAACTGTGCAATGCGGACGAACTCGCCAGCCTCTATTGTCTCACCTGAAGCTAGGTCAGGTGGGGCGTATACCTTCTCTTCGTCGATTCCCGTATCGAAGAAAGCGGTATTGTCCGTGAGCTGACGCCAAATAGAAGCGGTTACGGAGAAGAGAGTACCAGGGCCGCTTTCAACGCCGCCCTCCAAGTCGGCGTCCAGCTTGGCCCACTCCCACCGGTACACGCGATTGCGACGGCCACGAGAGAACGTTCCGCTACCGCCGTTGAACTGCGCCGCCCCGGTAGTTTCCTTGTTGGCCTGGTCTACGAGCCGGTTGTACTGCTCAGCAGAGATCGGCGCGCCCGGCCTGGCTTTTTGGATTAGATCGCGGGTCACGGCAGTATTCCGGCGAATGATGCAAGCGGGTATGAGACGTACGCCCCCACGCCGATCTTGTAGATTGTCTCGTAGTCCTGCGTCGACGACCGCCAGTATTTATTCCATCCTGGTTTACGAAACGACAACCGGTATCGCAGTGTCCAGGTAGTCGCGTTGTCCGTCTGTATTGTTCGATCCATGACCGGCGCCTGAAAAAGTAAGGTCTCGGCCGCGAAGCTCATGAACACATTCGGGCCCGTGGATATCAGTAGTGTGGACGAGGTCACCGTTGCGTCGTTCACACTGCCCGGTAACGTGGTAATCGCCAAAGGCACCAGCGGCACTTGATACCGCGTCAGGACGTAATCCAGCCCGATGACAAGGCGACCTGGCGCCTCGTCTTCCTTCAGCGTCAGGGTGTCATCGCGGACGTGCGTGTCCCACTGATACAACCGGTTGTCCTCGGTCATGAACTCGGCTGTTGGCTCCAGCGACTCACTCACAAGGTTTACCGATTCCCCCTTTCCGAAACCGTAGTTGATTATGACGAGTGCTTTTTCGTATCCGGCGACGGTAGAAGAGAAAGGAGCCTGCTGGCCTGGCGCTGGTTCAATGCTTGCAGACAGGGCACGGCCCAGCGTTGCCGGGGCAGGCTCGTATAGCAATCCCTGCCCGGCATCACCTCCCACGAGTTCGTCAACGAGAACATGTCGATCGCCCCAATCACAGCGCAACACGCGGCTGGCGGTGAAACTAGGGTTGTAGTTTTCCCGGGGTGATCCGGCTTCTTCTGTGTAGGCAACTGGCAATTGATTCTCCTCTATGTGCCAAAGACGGCGACGACTTCTCCGGCACCCTTCGTGACCAACTCGACAAGTTTCCCGACCCCGTCAGCAGTGCGCTTACCCTCCGCCGCGCCCTTCTCGGCAGCCTTGGCTGTGCGTTCCTCGGGACTAACGGAAGCTCCAGCCAGGTCGATCCGACGCGCCAGGGATTGCAGGCCCTCGAATGCGGCAGTGAAGCCCGGCGTCTCGGGCGGTTTGATCTTGCTTATCGTTTCTTCGGCAGCATCGGCAGCGGCTATACCTGCCGCCTTGAACCCTTCGGCAACGGAAGTGCCCGATTCCAATAGCGACAGTCCAAGGGCCTTGGCTACCGCCAAGCCGGCGTCCTTGAGGCCCGTCGACTGCTCCAAGAATTCAGGCGGGCCAGTCGGCTCCGGTATGAAGTCTTCAGCATCAGCTTTCGCTTTATCGGCGTCGGCTTGTAGTTTCTTCCTGAGTGCATCGACCCGCTCTGAGAACGTCTTGCCTAGAAAGGCCTCATCGAAAGCCTTCTTTGATTTGTCGGCGGTCTTGGTTATCTCGTCCTCGAACTCTTTCAAGAACGCCACTGTGTCGTCGATTGTAGGTAGGCCGAGTATTCTCTGTATCCCTTCTACTGCTGCCGCTGCCGGAATGAAGTCAGATGTCGCCTGCGACAGCTCAGCCACAGCCAGCGCTGCCCGTACCGTAGCCAGTACCGTTGCGTCCATGTCGCGCTGAAGTGCCTTGAATCCAAGGCCGACAGTATGGACGACGTCGCCTATCTGCCCTAAGAACTTGTCGAGTATTCCAAGATTCTCACCAAACTCCTTCGCGTCTGCATTCACTTCGGAAAACAATCCAGCCAGGTCGCGTGCAAGAAGCTCGACGTGCGGCGATATTTGCACGAAGGCGTCTATCGTTCCCTTTACCATGGCCGTGATGTCAGCCGTGATGTCGTCAAGGTTCTCTTCGATTGTGTCCGCCGCGCGATCGACTGCCCCTATTACTCTTTCCAGTCCAGGCACCAATGCCTTGCCTAGCTGCTCACCAATATCGCCAAGACGATTTCTCAACTGAGCCACCATCCCGCCCGTCGAACGTGCCAATGCTGCCGCTACCTCCCCAAACTCGCCTTTCAGTTCGTCGAGTACAATCTTCTGTGCACTGATGATATCGTTCGACTCAACAAACGATTGTATCATTTCAATTTGTTGTTCGCTTAGCGACACTCCGGCCCTTGTTAGTGCGGTTACACCCTTAATGGGATCATTCAAGGCCTTGCCGAGCTGTAGTATCGCCGAGTTAAGATCTTCCTTTTGAAGAACCGCCGACATGTCAAGGGCAGCTTTCGTCGCGTCCCTGAACTGGTCACCCTTGATGTTTTTGAATGTCAGAAGAATGGCCTGAGCATTAAGAATCACCTCATCGCCGACGCGCGTTATCTTCTGAAGATCGGAAGCCATCTCTTTGAGTTGGTCTGACGTAAAACCGGCGGCGCCACCAGTGGCTTTTATCACTGCCGCAAGCCTGATCTCTGCATCTTCCTGCTCGGCAAATAACTTAAGAAAGAAACCACCCAGCGCAACAGTCGCCGCACCAACAACAGCGAGGGCCTTAGCGGCTTTCGTAGCCGCGGTTGCGATAGACGCCAAGCCTTGACGCCCTAGGCGAAATGCTCCCGCCAGCGTCCGTCCAAGCCCCTGGGTGAACTTACCGAACCGCGCCAAGATCCTGCGCGCCTTCGAGTCGTTCGCCTTCAGGTCAATTGTGACGTCTGGGTTAGCCATTTAGAAATGCTCTCGCTTCATTGAGTGTGGGGAATGTTGCAGTCGGTCTTCCGGTTCGCTTGTCTCGGCTCTCGGTCGCGCCGGAAGGCGCACCTGTGTAATACATTTCTCGCTGGGCTGGTGTCATGTCGGCCACTTCCGATGCCGTGAAACCACACCGCTCGGCAAGATCTCTGTACTGCGTGCCCACATCTACCGGGCCCGTCGGTTCTTTCTGTTCCGCTTCCTCTTCTTGTCCTTCTGGCGACGCTTTTTTTTTGACGATCCAAAATGATTCACTCGTTTAAAGTCAAACGCAGCGCTGCCTATGTCCTTCGCCGTGTATAACGCAGACGCCACATCGTCGACCGTTACGTCGGGGTGATGTGGATGAATGCCCTGCCACAGCGCACGTGCCAAACCATCTACCGAAGCCATCACAGCCGCACCCCGCGTGCTCGACATTGTCAGAGACTGAATGCCAACCATCGCGGCCGTAATCATCCGGTTGTATTCGTCCGTGCTCGCATCTTTCGGGATACTTTCGCGAGCGATGCGAAGTGACTTTGCCTGTATCCAGTTGTCTAGCTCGCCTATGTCCCGGTCTGTAAGCGGGCTCATACGGTATGTCTTATCGCCGATGGTTACTTCACCCGGCGCAGCGGTCGCTTCTGCTCGTGTCGTCATTTGCTTTCCTGTTTCGTTTCGAGGTTTACGGCCAGAACGTCACGTCCGCAGGCGTTTTGATCGATCCTATCGTGTCGGTACTCGCGATGTCCGCCAGCCCGTTCATGCTCGCATTCAGCGTCGCGCCAATCACAGTCGCCGTTTCGATGTCTACGAGGACGTCTGAGATTTCCCGAACATGCCCCAGAGGATTTCCCAATGGGTGCTAGCATCGACAAAGAGCCTGATGGCATTTATGTCATTCTCGACCGGCAGCGCTGTGAGGTCGGACTCATAGACAGAAATCGACAACGTCGCGTCGATGTTCCCCATGGTTCGCTTCGTGCCGCCCGCAGTATCACTCGACACATACGACTGATTCGCAGCGGAAATCGTCAACGTCCAGCCACGAACGTCAGTGATCGCTGTATACACCGGACTCGCTGCAAGCGTGCCGAGTTGCGCATCGCATCCGATCGAACTGGTCGGGATCAGGGCAGTCGGGTCTGTCGCAACCGCCGCCCCCTTTGTCAGTACGCCATTGCCGGCGAAGTTCACAACGTGCGAGAGAATTCCCCCGCCCTCGATATCGCATGTGATCACAACCGATTCAACGATCGCGCCACTTGCTGGACTTACGGCGCCCGTCGTGCCCTGGACTGATCCCTTGAACTCGAACGTCTCGCCCGGCATGTTGGCCGGGGTGTGCCCATAAGCATCGTACGCGCCAGACCAGTCCGTATTGCCTATCTGCCTCCCCGTACCGCCTTGCGTATTGCTGGCAACATAGGCTTGGGTGTCAGCTGTGGTTGAGATATTCCAGTTACGAACAATCGCCGCACCATCTACGGCTCCAGCTTTTCCAGATAAGATAGACATGATGAATCGTCCTTATTCTATTGGTTCGATCGATGACCTTGCGAACCACAAGTCAGTTTCAATGGAAAGAAGCGACGACCACTCGGCAATGCCTCGATTCAAGTCGCGATCGGTAACGCCGATAGCGGCCGGGCCCACCGTGACTCGCTTGACGAATCCTGCCGTCCCATCCCACTCAAGTGTCGCCAGTCGCTTGGTTAACTCTTCTTGTGATAACGCTCGAATGATTTCCCACAGCATTGGGAATACGCTTGCCGTCAGCCTCTGATCGCCGGTAGCAATGCCCACCTCATAGATGACAGCCATCCGAGAGCTGCTGCTGGTATTATTCAGTCCAAGGGTGATGCCGTTCGCGATGATGCGAACCTCGGGAAGGTCTGCTGGCGATACTTCCGTCTTAATGGGGTCTCTGTTGCGGGCCGACAGCTTGACGCGATTGCCGATTTTGACCGCGTTGCGAAATCCGGCATGTGATTCCAGCACGTCCCACAGCATGTTGTACACCAAGCTGAATGGGTCGACGCTCATCGACTAAGTTCCTGTGATATGAGTTTCTTCACGCCGCGCTCAAGGTCGCCATTCATTCGCCTAATTGTTGCGTCGTCAGGCGAGACGACGATCTTGCGTTCGGGCAAGTGGCCCGCCCCAGTCTGGTGAAAGCTTGCAATGTCCGCTATTGTCGCCACGCTTGTTTTGCCGGCGCTGTCCTTGTGCAGTGACGGCCCACCGTAGCCAGCGCGGATTCCTTCCTTGATGTCCTCTTGTAGCCCGCCTGGCTTATTCCATGTTTTGGAAGCCCGCGCAAAGGTCTGGGAGATTGCACCAAATAGCAAGTTATTGTCGCGAAGAATGGAAAATCGCCGACCGGCTATGTTGACTTTAGTGCCCTTCTTGTGTTTCTTGCCGCCTCTCGCTTGCTTCTTTCGTGCTCGCGCTTCCTTAGTGGACTCTTCCAGGGCGTCCCATTCGCCGCCACCGAACTTCGACAGCCGATCGAACCGCTGACGTGTAAATGATCGCCACCGTCCAGCCCACTGTCTGAAGGTGTCTCGCACCGGACCTTCCCCACCGAGTGACTGCCTGCGCAGCGAGCGCGAAATCCGATCCAGCGGTTCAAGGTTAAGCTTGACTTTGATTTGTACTGAGTCTTCAGCCATAGGAAACCCATTAAAAGCGGCCCGGCCTCCTCGACGGAAACCGAGCCGCTCCAGGAAAGCAAGACTCCACCCGCTACAGAGCACTATGCCGTGGGAACTTCGCCGATAAACAGGGCTTTGGGGACCTTGAGGACCGGAGAGAACGTGTCACCAGCCATATGCTTGACGCTCAATGGATCTGTCGCCAGCTCGGCATAGGAGAACCCACCGGTGACTTCGGCTATGTTAGCCAGCATCGCCGAGGCATCGGCACCGACTGTTAAGTCAGTCGGCACAAAGTGTGATCCCTCAATCATGTCATACCAGTCCGGCGACGGATCCGGCGTGAAAATCACGTCGTTAGCTCCAAACCAATCGGTTACCGTCCCATTTACCAACTCGAAAAACGCCTGATTCACAGGGTGCCAGTTCAAGCCAAGCAGTCCGTCTGGCAGTTCGCCTGCTGTCATCAGTTCACTTGTGCGCGAACTTCCGGTGATGGCTGCCTTGATCTGCGTGTTGGCCCATAGGTATCCGGCGACGTTCGTGCCGTAAAACGCATGTTTGATAGGATACCCGGTCAGCTTTCGGGCGGCTGACTTCAGTGCCTCGATCTGCGCGTTGATGTCAGTGCCGGCTGCCGTCCAGTCGGTGTCGAGGATGTCACCGTCTCCAAGTACGTTTAGCTGGTCCTTATTCCCCGCCGGCACATCGAAGTCGATCGTGTATGCCGCACCGGAGCCGGACGCCAGGAGGGAGCCGTCAGCACCAACGAAGATAGCCCCCTTGGCGAGCAAGCTGTAGACGGCACCCTGTCTCAGGTTACTGAACCTACGGCCAAACTCTCGCACCTGACCGGCTATAGTCTGTTCGCCCTTCGTCTGTTTGCCGTCGCCTCCCTCGTTCCGCAGCGAGATCAACTGTTCGGCTGGATGGTTCTGATGCTCGAATGAGTGAATCAGCGTGATCGGCTGTTTGCTGATCCCTTGCAGTTTGGTGTTGACCGACGGGGAGCCCGCGTTCACGATCCTCGCAGCCTGTCGGGTCGTCGCTATCCGATCATACGTTCCGACCTTGCCTTCGAAGCTTTCATTGCTCGTCATGAATGACGATGGAAGCAGATCGCCGGGTACGCCGTCAATCACTTCCTTGATAAGCCCGCTAAGCATCTCGAAATTCAAGACGTTGGTAAACGTTGTTGCAGCCATGTTATAGACTCCGATTTTCGGTTATTGGGTTTACGACAGAGCTACCTTTGCTCAAAAGACGTCGTCGAATGTGTAGGCGTAGCCAGCAGCCCGCAGCGCGGCCTTGATCCAGGCGATAAGGCTGGTGTCACTCGGCCAGAGGATGAGTTGGCTGGCGTCCAGTTGACCGCCGATGACGAACTCTGAAAGCTGGACGTTGAGCGATACACCCGCGTCGTCGGTAACTTTGATCCCAGCCTCTTCGCCCATGATCCCGATGATCGTCTCGGAACCGTCGACAGGCTGGATGAACGAACCGGCCGCGAAGTCATTCTCAGAGGCCGTAACGCCTGCGGTAGTCATCACGACCGCGACGGTGCTCGCACCCGTTAGCGCGGACGTATCGACGTGGACTTCTTCTTGTGCGAGTTCCGTTGCTCCGGTTCCACTCCAAGTCAGAACCATGACCAGCGAGGCCGAATCCGCGATCGTGGACAGAACCACGACATTGGAGCCGAGCAAGTTATCCAAAGCAGTCTGGCCGGAGGTCGTCATCGTCGCTTCGGTTGCGCTCCAGGCGATCGTATCCGTCCACTTGATCTCGCCAGCCGGGTCGGCAACGTCGCGGAACCCTAGTTTGATTGTGCCGCCTGACGACGTACCACCGACCGTGATGGTCTGGACCGTATCAGCAGCGGCACCAACGGCCGTAACCGTGATGGTTCCGGCAACCGGGATGCCCCGCGTGGTCTGGGTTCCAGTGATCGTCGTAACGCCGGTCAGAGAATCGGGGTCGACCGAGCACATCGGGAAGTCTGTTTTCAGGTAACCTGTTCCACTGGCTGTCAACACCAGGTCAATCGGGCCAGCAGAGAACGGAACGGCGGAACCAGCGGTCGATGCGACCCACCCGGCCACGGCACCGAGGGCGAGCGTGATTGCAGTCTGGCAGGCCGCCAGGGTATCGTCATAGGCAATCGACGCCGTGCGAACGGTGGTCCCGTCGGGCTTCTGTAGGAGGATCGTGTAGGAGCCGGCACTCGATGCGGCATCGGCTACAAAGGTTTGCACCTCGTCGCCGCCCGTCCCGGAACCGACCGCGCTATAGGTGATTGTTTCGGTTCGGACGGTTCCATTTGCAGCAGGAGGGCCAGTCAGCTTGAACGTGCCACTCGACCCGAGCCGTCGGGCGATTTCCGTCGCCTCGGGGATGTTCAGTACGTTCATCTGCGTGGCAGCACCGTCGTAGGCGTCCCCGAGCGTTCCGAGGATCGACGGGGCGTACTTGCCGCCGCTGGTGATCTTGCCCATGAGTATGCCACTTCGCAGCGTGTCGATGTAGCCGGTATTGCCCGGGTCTCGTGCCTTCGCTCCCTGAATGATGACACCAGCGGGCTTGAGAACCTTATGATCGATCGACGTAAAGATGTTCCGGAAGTCGCTAGCAACGGTTGCGCCAGGTCCGGGCAGTGCGTTCTGATTTGTCATGTGAGTTTACTCCGTCTGGAGGTTGGGTTACGTATTCTGAAAGCGTGTTGCTAGCTAGCGGTTGCTAGGCCGGCGCCCTTTCGCATCCGTTGGCGTGTTACCTCTTTCTCGGCTTTCTCCTCTTCAGAGTTGCCGGCCTGCGATAGCTGCAAGTCGCCAGACTGTCGCCCTGTCTGTTCGCCGAGTGTCACCGGAATGTTTAGAGCAAGGATCTCAACTAGCCTGTCGATATGCGACATGCCCTGGCCGCTAGAAAGGCTCAGGGCCAGAGCCGTGCCTTTGTCGCCGACGAACAGGTCATGCAGGCCGTCACGCACGGCCGGCGTGACCTTGCCAGCCTGGACAAGGCCATCCAGTTTCATCTTGCAGTTGTCGCTAGCAAGCGACAGCATCAGTGGATCGGGTGCGACAGGTGACTTGCCGGAATCAGCAAGCCGCTTCTCCATGGCGTCGCACTTGGCCACCAGGCTCACGCTAGTCGCTTCAAGTGTGCTCTGCTTTTTCTTCAGGTCGACCACGCCGGACAAAATCAAGTCCCCTGCGTTGTCGTCCGTCATATCTGTCTGAATGCCGAGTTCCGTTTGAATCTTCTTAAGGTCCATGCTTGGAGTTCCTTTTGTTTTGAAAGTAAAAACAGGCACGTCTTCCGGCGCGGCACCGAGGGACGCAGACACCGCAACGAATCCCGATAGGCCGGGGATGACCGGATCGGTGCAAAGCGCAACGTGCCTGATAGGTCGCGTGTATGTGTTTCCGTGGCCGTCGGTCCATTGGCCTGGTGCATAGATCGAGACATCAGACGTACCGGCCATCTCAATGCCGTGTTCGCCGACAAGGTCAAGCACGCCGACTAGCGCGTCGCCTTCTCGATACATGTCGACGAGCCAGCCTCGATTGTCTTCGGGATCAACGGAATGCCCGGAGGGGATCGGTACCTTGACGCCATTCTCTTTCATGGCCGAAAAGGTGGCTGCCCAATGATCGAGCGCCTTGTCGGTGACTTCGAAACTGATTCCGTCAGCCGCTTTGTGGTAGCTGCCTTTGCGAATCAGTTGCTTCGTGAATCGTCGCACCGGCTGCCCGCCCTCTTCGCGCGCAGACCCAGCCATTGCGAGTGGTGTTTCGGGTGACAACAGAATCATTGCTTGGTCGGACATAACTCCCGCAATGTACACACGAAACCAGGGGGCCGGCTACACTGGAATTCCAGATGGTGACATTCTGGTGCGTCCTGATACATCCTGATACATCCTGACACGCCGCCCCCATGGACAATCACGCGTTGCCCTGGCTCTTGCTACTGGTCTCCTTCTCGGTTTTCTTTGTCGCTGGACTCACTCAGCGACAAGTCTCCTGGTTTTACCCGCCACTGCCCGCCGAACTTCCTGCCGGTTAACTCGCCGGACTTGAGCAATCTGCGCACTGTATTCGCGGACATATTTAGCTCGGCGGCAACCTGCTTCGGTGACAATAGCGGCATGTAATCCTCATTGCATTCGCGAAAAACTGACCAGGATTGAAACGGAAACCACGCGACACCTGCGGTGCAACGTCCTCCCCGTCAACGTCAACCGTATCCGGCACCGGGACTACCGGCTGCTGTTCGTAGATCGAGATCACTGCACACCGGCAAGCCCAGCCGTTCGGCGGCCAAGCGACGTTCCAAAATGGATCATCCTTTGGCAACGTCACGCCCTCGAAGCCTACATGTTCGTCTCGCACTCGGTCGTCGCCTACAGTAACGTACTTGTATCCCCATAGGATCTCTTGCAACGCTGGGTGGCTGTCGGCCTGTGACCATCCGGCATTGTACGCAAGCTGCGTCTGCGTCCGGAAGATGGCCTCTAATGTGAAACTGTTCTGCGGGCTAATGCCCGCCGCTGTAAACGCACGACGCAGGGACGCCTTGCCTTCCTTGACCGTCGCGCCTGACCGTGTCGACTCAAGGATCGACTCTTGCAGTTTTCGCTCTACTGCGTCACTCGCTTCCTGTACTACACGAATCGACGTCACATCGTACGCTAGTTCCACATCGGTCAGCCGCTCAGGTTTGATCTTCAAGCGTTCTTCCAGGACGCGGACCGCTGTATTGTACGGGCTCGCGCTATCGAATAACGCCAAGGCCACTTCCTTCGGGACCAGCGTCCGTGACCGGCTATGGCCAGCCAGGTGCGCGGTTGTCATGCCCTCGGTCAGCAATTGGATCAACGGACGCATTCCCGCTCGAACTGCCTGTGATATCCTGTCGCTGTTGTCCCCCGCCTTGAAGACTGCGCGTTGAATGCGATCCCCTATCAAACGAGAAGCATCAATCCCGATCCGCTGCAACCGAGATCGATCCCGATCCTGAAGCCTCGCTTGTCGTCTTTCCTCTCGGGATACCGAGCCCGCTGCTTGCCTTACCATCAGGAGCCCTCCGCCTCTTCCCCAACTGCCTGTAATACTCTCCGTGCCGTCGCTGCATCAGGGTCGTTTGGGTCAACGCCATCAATCGCCATAGGATCAGAGCGGCGATCGTCACCCTCTTCGAGCGACGGTACACCGAGACTGTGCCGCAAACTACTGGTGTCCATTTCGCCGAACTCTTCCAGGAATCCCGATGGGTTTGCCAGCACCGCCTTATAGACCGCGCTCAAAAACAGCCGCTTCGAGTCCTGTATCGGAGAAGGAATAAGCTTGACCGTGCCTCTTGCGGCATCGCCCCAGTTGATCGCTAGCAGTTGGTCGACCGCGTGCCAATTTGTGATCCTGGTGACCTGCTCATGTACTAGCTCTGCGTTAGTCATGGCCAGGTCTGCATGTTCGCCCGCCTCTGCTAGTGTGCCGTGTTGGCCCTCCAGTGCAATCCGCTCCGGTAATATCAAGCCGCGAAGTATCAGAGAATCCAGGTATCGCAACCGGTCGATGAACGTAGGCTGTCGACCACCGCTATCCTGTAACATCGAGATGTCCCACCCAGCGTTTTCGCAATTTAGGTCGGAAGCGACCGCTTCCGGCTTCGGGATCGCTACGGACCCCGCAGCTTCGAGTGAATCCATTATCCGCTGCGCAATGACGACATTGTCAATCTTGGCTCCCTCGACGTCTGTGCTCTGCCCCGGCGGGTAGTGTACGACCAAATGCGACCCGGCGACCTTGCGGTCATATTTTACCGCTCCCGCGTTCGCTTGCTCCCACTCAATCCACGTCTTTCGTACATTTTCCAGCAATGGCACGCCGCCCCAATTCGTCCCTTCAATGGCGAACGAATAGAGCAACGTATGCTCCACGGGCAGAATAACCTCACCTTGCCTAACGCCGTCGAACGCACCCGTCGCCTGATCAACGCGCAAATGGGTAATATCCGGCAACAACGGCTTGAATTTCCTGATTCCAATCCGCCCGTCGTCGGTTTCTTCAAACACTTTCTCGAACGACTGAAATCCATAATCGATGTATCCGAACAACAGCGCGTCCCGCAGTAGCGGCTGCCTGGCTTCAAGGAACTGGTCAGCTATGAAGTCTTGCGCTCCGTCCGGTGCGTCTTCTCCAGCCTCGATGGACCACTCGGCCGCCAAGATCGGCGCTACAGCTAGCGTTCTCCCAATGGCTACGGTAGGGTGTTTCCTTATTGTCCTGTATGTGGAGTAGATAGCAGACGACTGCGGCCCAAGCAGATTGAAAACCGTGCTGGTAGTCCGCGCACCCTGTACGCCGGTCTGTTCCTTTTGCGTCGGCTTCCGGCTGAAAAAGTCGACTATTGCTTTTGGAAGTGGCATATTGAAACCTATCTAAAAACGTAAGGCGACGTAGTGCCGCCCCTGGTAATCACTGTCTGTTGTTCCCTGAATATCTCGGCTCGAACCGGGAAGAGCTGGTGAACCGGATAGCCCATCGCGTCCGTGATGTGGCCAAGGTCACCAACGTCCGCCAAGTCTCGCGTGCCTGGCTTATAGCACCTAGCTTCGAGATCGTCAATCAATCTCTTGCATCTCGGGTCAATGAACATTCGCCGATCCCCAGCCGCATTGCACAACATCGCATTGCACGCCGCAAGCCGATTCTCCACCCGGGGGTTGCTCTCGGTGTAATGGATCGTGTGACCCATATCGCGAAACTTCGGGTGTCCCATGATATGCACTCTGTCACTCGCCGCCGCCGACGTCTTGCGTGCTTTCGCCGACGCATCGCCGTAGAATTCCCACTGGCCTGTGTGCCCCGGATACCTGCCCGCCAATGCACCCAGCGCGGCTGGGGTGTTCGTGTCTCGCATCCATAGCTCGTCGAACCATTCTATATGGTCTGGCCACCGATGACCGATAACCCACGCCATCGGGTCCACGTTAAAATCACTGCCGACAATGATCGTCTTCTTTGGTGAATAGCTACACGGCCTAACGTTGTAGTCGCGATCGAATGAATGAAACGCCTGGCCACCGGCCGTTTCCCAATGTGCGTCGAATTGCTCCCGATAATCCTTCGGGTCCATTGACGCTTTGGCTGCTGCTAACGCTTCGGGCGGCAAGATGTCAGAGCTAGGCCAAGTGAATCCAGTGGCCTCCGGGAACTCGCCTGCCGAAGCTGACTCGTAAAACGCCCGGAAGTCCCTGGCGCCCGGCCCTTGCCGCTTCGGTACCCCAATACGCCAACACCAACCGACTCTGTGAACCAACGCCGGGCGAATTGACCTATCAAATAAACCCGGCTTCAGATCGCAAGACTCATCCAGGACGCAGCCGTCCCATTGAACACCCTCCACTCTCGCGGGGTTGTCCATGCCAATGATACACACCGACGAGCCAAACACCGTGACAATCCGCAACTCGCCTTCACGCACCTCCGCCTTCCAGCTATCCGGAATAAGATTCTTGAGATCATTCCAGGCAATCCGCTTCGCCTGATTCCGGGTGGGCGCGCCGTAAAAGTACTGAGGGTTCGGCCATGGCTTAAGGATTGGCAGGAACCGCACAAGTCGCCGCTTAGCTAATTCGGTCTTACCCGAGCCCCTACCAGCCGGCACGGCAACGAAACGCTCTTCGCATGACCACAATGCCGCCTGTCCTGCATGTGGCCGCAGTTGTGTCCAAGCTTTAGTCAGCATGCCCATTTCCGTTTCCATTCGCCTTGCCGTTATGGCGACCATTCGCCCGTATGGCACCAGGCGCCAAAATGGTAAGGTCCATAGCGTCGGCTTGCTCCGATGCTATATCGAAAATGCTTCTCCCTGCCTCGTTGCCCGCTTCTTTATCTGCCTTTGAAAGTCGATCCTCGCGTTCCATGCTCAATCGCTCGATTTCGGCAAACGCCCTCACCCCAGTGGCCTGAATTCGCTCCTTCTTGTTCTCCATCAGTTTCACGGCCGTGTCTGTAGCCAGCTTACGCATTGAATCATCGATGTGATAACCCGACTTCATCGCACTAATTACCATCATCATGTCACCCCTGACGTGATGTGGATCAGTGAACAGCCCGCCTTCGTCAGACTTATTATCTTCTGGGTCGTCTGGTGGTTCGTTGTTTTCCATATGCCCTACTCGGGTTGCGGCTCCGGAATCGGCGAACCGCTCTCATCCGAATCGGATTCAATTGACTCGGCCATGGCGCCACGCAGGCTTAACATATCAAGCAACGCACTCACCATCGGCACCGCGTACTTGACATCCAATGTCGATCCTGGCTTGTACTCGCCAGCTACGAATTCCCGAGCATTATTCAGGGCGGCCAGTTCTTCGTGTGTCATATTCTCATCCTACAAAAGGTACCGTTGCCCCCGACCGTGCAGTGGTCGGGGCGTCAAGACTTTGCTTCACTCCACGGATCTCGCTAAGCGTATGCATCGCCATTCGCTTGTGGCCGCTTAGCTTGTGTGTCGCGGCCCCCGTGTCCTCGTCGAAGTCCTCTATACCCCGAGACTCGTACAGCCACACGCCCGCCAACGTCGCGGCGATGTTCACTATGGCGATAGGCGGTGATCCAAACGGAATCACATATCGACCGTCGCGAAGCGAGTTATCTATGGTCTCTTGCGCCACTTCAATCGCTCTCGACACTCGCGTGAAGCCAAGCTGACTGTCGGCGGTATTCTCCAAGTCGGACCACTGGGCGACGTTGGCCCGGCCGAACATCAACTCAATGTCGTTCCGATTACAGTAACCGATGCCTGAATAGGCGTCAGGGTCGGTTACGCCAGACGAGCCACTGTGTGTGTTGAGGACCGAGATAATCCAAACAAGCATAATTTTGTTGGAAGACGTGGCCGGCGTTATGGCAACTTCGACCTGGTAAAACTTGCGACCACCAGCAGAAGGTGCCCCTGGAAGCAGCGATGCAGGGGGAGTCCACGCGAAGTTATAGCCCGTACTATCCTCAGTCCATAGGTCGCCCGTCTGGAGCGTGTCGAAGACCACGTTGCTCGCCAGTAGGGCACCGGTTGCACCGGTCACCGTTGGATAGTCAAGGTCGTCTACCTGATAGGCAATGGAACTAACGTCGGCCTGAACGAGGAAGCCACCGTCATAGGCTCGCACACGCGACAGCAAAGGCACGCTAGCGCCTTCGAGGATCTCGACCTTTCCGATTATTGCCATCGCTCAGCACTCCTATCAGATTACTTCGGCTCCTACCAACGGGCTATTGCCCATGACTTGCGCACCCGGCCGGCTATTGCCATTCATTACCATGGGGCCCGTTCGTTGCCGGTCGTTCGATGCAACCACAACAAAGTCGCGCGCAACCGACGGCAACGCAACCGCATTCCCGCCGTAAGCATTACCGGAAGCAACCCGCCACTGCTGATCTTTATCCCCGGGTAGCTTGCTCCGCAGATACGGTCGGGCCACGCCGACCATGTTCATTCTTTTTTCTTGGGTATCAAGAGCCATTATCCTGACACCATCTTCGCTTCATTGTAATCGTCGCCGTCGTCCGTTAGTGTCTTCTGTGCGATGACGGTTCCCGCGTCGTTCTTAATCTTGAGCTTATCCGGGTCGTCGCTCGTATTCACGTCCAAATCATTGCGAAGCGCCATGTACATGAGCATGACGGCGGTCCGTAACGTCGGCGTGATCGCCGGCTGAGCCACCCCCAGCTCTGCGATTGCCGTATCGAGGGCCGCATTGACTTGCGTCAAAACATCCGCCTCCGCCGCCTCCGCAGCTATCGACCACCTCGTATGCGGCAAGGCGTCAAGGACCGGATCTTGAATAGCCGGCACCCATCGTAATGCGTCCTCCATTGTCGGTTTCGTGCATAGTCCGGTAGACCAAACACCGTTGTGATTCGCTCCAAAATAACAACGTATTTCGCCTGACGTCTCCACGAATGTATCTCGTCCAATGTCATCGGTCGCAAACGTGATGATGTCGACATCCCGTTTCGGGTAGGACGTGCCGTCGTTGGAAACTGACTGGAAGGTAGCTACCCGGCGTCGGATATCAGGATCAAACGTCGGCTCGTAGGACTCCCATAGTTCAAACCGCGTGTAGTCGTTATTCGCGCCATAGACACCGACGGCAAGGTAGTAGTAGCCCGAGCCGTTTCGGAATGGGGACGGGCTATAGTAGCCGTAATACGGCTGGCGGTGCGACAGGTTGTCGGTGTCGCCGAAAACTGGGTCGCCGCCCTTCGTCCAGGTGATTAGATCCGTGCTGGTCGCGTACCCGATCTTCCGATCGGACGCCGGCTCATGCGAACCCGTTATGAGCGTCGTGTACCAAGCGTAGTAAGTTGAGGCGATCTTGATGACGCCGGTCACTTCCACTGAATCTCGCTCCCAAGTCAGCGTCGGTATCAACACCGGGTTCGTTGCTTCTTTCACCCACGTGATTCCGTCCGCACTGGTCGCGTATCCCGTTGCGATGATCGTGTCGGCTTGCTTCGACGTATAGAGCATCCGCCAATCACCAGCACCTTCACGCCAGACGCGCGGTGCCCACACTCCTCCAACGGAGTCCCAGCCCCCAACAGATCCTTCCAGTACCGTCGTGCCAGCCGACCATGATGTTTTGCCATCCGTGCTCGTCCGCCGTCGGATAATGTTCTTGCCAGAATCCAAAGCGACATAGTACAACACCCATGAACTGGTTCCGTCCCAAACGATGCACGGTCCCCGACTTCGTCCGTTGTCTCCAGCTCCAGCCGCAAACAGCTTGTCGTCTCCGTAGATCGGCCACCTACTGATGCCGTGGAGTCGCTCGACCTCATCACGGAGAACTGTCACAGTTGTAGCTGTATCTACCAGCACGACACCTTGCACCTTATTGGTTCCTGGATCGTAGCCAGCGTCGGCAAAGTCCTTCAGGTCGATCGCCGATTGCAAATCGTTGTTTATCGCTTCGAGAGACACCATCCCAGTCGGCAGCAATTGGTAGCCTGTCGTGTCATCCACGGCAACATCCAATGCCTTAAACGTCGCTACCGGATCGGAATAAGAGACAATCAGTGCCGATTGATCCTGCCCCGTCCCAGAGAGGAATTGAAGCGTCTGCCCAGAAATATCAGCCGCCGGAGATAGGGCGTTTAGTGTCGCCGTTGTCGTTGACCCAGCACGCACTTGACCTTCGTTCGTCGACATGCGCCCGTCCTGTGCAATGACAACGACCGTGGACGTCCCGTCTGGAACTACTTTCCAATCCCGATCGAGAATGGCAGTCTTGGCCGCATTGCCATTGCCTGCGCCACCGAAGTATTCGAGGATTCCCCGTACTTGCCCTGATCCAGTTCCTTCGGTAATAAGTATCTGCGATGGATCGTAGCTGCCATCCACTGCGCTTGCTGTAGCATCGAGCGTAACGGTGTTTGCCGTTGCCGACACCACGTCGAACGTCCCTATTATCTGCGAGGCAAGGTCTCTCAACCGACGGCCGGCGGAACCGGGTATGTTGTGTGTCGCTGCCGTCAGTAGTCGGTCCCAAATAGCCTTGGCGATTTCGACCATTCCCGTTGCCGTGGATACTATGGCATCAAGGCCAGTGGCGGCAAGGCTCACCAATCCAGTGTCCGTTACGTCGAGCGTCCTGCCCTCCACAGTTGACGAGAGCCACGATACATTGTTCTTCTCAATTGTCGTCGTTCCGTTGTCCTGAATGTCTCCGCTGGTATTGTTCCCGAGAATGTTGCTGTGGACTTGTGCATCTGTGGAACTCGCCCCTACGTTAACACCCCAGCCCCCCGCGTTGTGGATCGTATTGTGGTGGATCTCGGTATCGTTGGTCGTTCCATCCTCGATTAGAATCGAATCACCACCTGTATTGGCGAGGTGATTGTTGCAGAGCGAGTTATCACTGCTGGCTCCAGCCGTGCCAACAATGTGTATTCCCTGCCCGGAAGCAGCAACTCCCGTCCCGTCGAAATGGTTCGACTCGATTTGGCAATTGCTCCCACGGAGTATGTTGACGCCGTCGCCTCGCGTCTCGTTGAACCACACGTGGTGAACGTTTGCGAAGTCCGCATCCGTGATTTGTACCCCGACTTGCGATCCCGTACCGTTGAAGTCGTCAATCTGGAACCCAGACAGCTCTGCGCCATCCCCCGTCACGGTAAACGCGACAGTGTTGTTCGCTGTCGGCATCAGTGATAAGTCACGGCCGGGACCTCGGAATAGAGAATAGCCGTTAGAAATAGTCGAATCCTCGCTGTAGACTGACGTCGATGCGGCTGCTCCCGCTACAAGGATATAGAGGTCGTGACCGTAGTCGGTACCGGCATTGTCGTGTGCGTCCTGCCTCGAAAGGTACGGATTACTTACCCCGCCGTCTCCTCCGCCGGCATGCGTGGTACCGTTCGTTCCATCAACGAACAAGATGCTACCGGTTCCTGGCTGGTGTGTATGCGCGTCTCGCTGGCTCTCGATTACAGCGATCACAGTCTTGAGTTGATCAAGAAGGTTGGCGCTGCGAGGTGCAGCAGCCAGGCTGGTTAGAGTGCCCAATAGTGTGTCGAGATCCAGCCCACCAGCATCGCTGATCGGTAGTCCACCCGCTCCATCAGCAGCAACAGCCGGAACCGCCGTGCCCGTCAGTCCTCGCGTTGTTGAGAATGCGGAATCGATCAATAGGTTATTCAGGCCAGCAGCCCGAAACCCGACAACCGGACCAGACCACGGCAAGATACCCGTCGCAAATCCTGAGAACCACCCAAAGCCTTCGGCGTCATTATTGATCGAAGCGCCGCCGCTTGCCGGAATCTCGATGTTATACATCCCGTTGCCGACGTTGACCCAATCGTAATCGCCCCCCGTGTCTGTCGGGGTGACGGCTGTCTGCGTTTGGACACCCGCCGTAGACACGGAATTCCACACCAGGTCCATACCCGCCTGGTTGTAGGTAACCGATTCCTCCCGCGACTTGAAATCCGTATCGTCGATCAACGGCATCACGTTCACTGGCACCGTCACGGCCGTGTCGACATCGATCCAAATGTTCGCCATGTGGTTACCCTACCAATGTCGCTTGTTGTGCGTAATAGTTCCACGGATTGCCGGCTGCTGGAGGTGCCGCCGTCGCCACTGGCAAAACCCTAGACTTGCGTTCCAGGATCGCGTTGGGACGTTCGTAAAGGAGTTGGATTTCATCGGACGCAAGAGCACGGTTCCACTTGGCCCAATCGGCCATGGAACCACCT